CAACCGCACAATCCATCACTAGCACAGAGGTCATCCGTGATCCTTCTAGCTTTGGTGACATTGTACGTGGTCTGCACGTTTGGGGAGCTAAGGTTCTCCGTAACGAAGCACTGATCGGTGCTTACTACAACATCGACTAAGATGATTGTGAGGGAGGGTGAAATACCCCTCCCGTTTTTAAAAGGACTAAAATATGCCATTGATTTCAACTCCCAATAAACCTATCAGTATGAAGCTGACTGAGAATAAGCGTGGGCGTTATCGTCACGTAGATCAAAAAAAGTTTGCTGATAACTATGATAAGATTTTTGGAAAGAAAGACAAAGGAGAAAAAAATGAAGGATAAAAAGCGTTCACGCTATAACATGGGTAGCGGAATCCGTGGAGGTTATATGGGCGGCGGTAGTTCTTACCGTATGCAAAAAGCCGAAGGCGGTAAAGCCTACTCAAACATAAGAGACATGGAAAAGGCTTGTATGTCTCCTGACCATAATGAGTCAATGAAAGAGAAATGAAAGTTCCAGCACCAAAGGGTTACCACTGGATGAAGAGCGGTAACAGCTACAAACTAATGAAAGACCCTAAAGATGGCTTCAAGCCCCACAAAGGTGCTAGTAAGTCAGCCAACTTTGAAATACAAAAGGTTCATAAAAAATAATGGCGACTACATACCTACAGCTTACAAATGAATTACTAAGAGAAATGAATGAGGTTGCACTAACCTCTAGTAATTTTGCTTCTGCTATTGGAATACAAGCACACGTAAAGGACTGCGTTAATCGTGCATACCTTGACATTGTTCTTGAAGAACCTCAATGGCCTTTCTTGTCTGTAGGGGATAGTGGTACAACAGATCCTATGTATGGAAATACTTATGTAGAAACTGTAGCAAATACACGTTGGTATGAGCTAAAGCCTGCAAGTGATTCTATTTTAGATGACTACGGCTCAGTAGATTGGGATAATTTTTATTTAACTACTGTAGGTGTTACAGGCGAAAGTGCGCCATACACTGCCAAGAATCTTAGATTTACGACTGTAGACGAATGGAAAGATTTTTACAGAGCCAGAGAAAACGCAGACGATGCAGAAGACGCCAATGGTGGTGAACCTAAGCGTGTTATTCGTAGCCCTGATGGGCGTATGTTTGGTTTAAGTCCAATACCCGACAAAATATATCGTGTATGGTTTTATGCGTATACACAGCCTACACAACTTTCAGCGTATGGCGACACTATAGTATTTCCAGATATGTACAAGACAGTACTATTATCTCGTGCAAGATATTTTATACATCAGTTCAAAGAAAACATTCAACCAGCCGCACTAGCCTTAGAAGAATATCGACGCGGCTTAAAGCTTATGAAATCTAATCTAATGACTCCAGAGCCTTTCTACATTAAAGATGATCGCGTGAGGTTTGTCTAATGTCTCAAGCCTATGGCTTTGCGGCAAAGGGAGGTTTAAATACTAACTTAAACTCTTTAGAGTTGTTGGGTAATCCCGGCTTTGCCGTAAGACTTTCTAACTTTGAAGTAGATCCAGATGGCGGCTATCGACGCATAAATGGATTTACAGCTTATGGTGGAGCATCAGCAACAAGACCTAATACTACAAACAGAGTTTTAGGAACCTTTGCATATGCTGACGGCATTATTGTTTGTTCAGGCACAGATATGTTTTTTAGCAATGATGGCATTACATGGCTAAAAATAAATCGTAGTGGTGTAGCGGGTGGTGGTGATAACTATACAACTTTTACAGGACGATCAACTTTAACACGCACAAACCAAGGCCAATGTCAATTTGCTCTTTTTGAAGGGGCTACTTACAAATATGGGCAAGTAATTATAGCAGATGGCGCTAATAAATTATATTCTTTCAGAATGGAAGGTACTGGAGCTTTAAATACTCGTACTTTTTTTGCAGAAGAAATAACTGTTAATGGCACAAACTCAGTTAAATATATTACAGTTCATGACCATCATTTAGTGGCGGCAGGTGTAGACAATAACTTAAACACAGTTTATTACAGTGTTGATAACAACCCCACTAATTTTACTGGTACTGGTGCTGGTGCTGTAACAATTTCAGATCAAATACAAGGTATTAAAGGTTTTAGAACAGATTTAATTGTTTTTACAAGAAATAGTATTCATAAACTTATAAATATTAATGACTCACAAACTGTTCGTATAGATCCTATTGCAGAAAACGTAGGCTGTCTTAGTGGATATAGTATTCAAGAAATTGGGGGTGATCTAGTTTTTCTTGCACCTGATGGTATTCGTACTGTTGCGGGTACAGCTAGGATTGGTGATACAGAGTTAAGTTCTGTCTCTAGACAGATACAAAGTATTATTAGGGAAGTAAACCAAAATATAACAGACTATGTTATTGATAGCTGTGTTATACGAGAAAAATCTCAGTATCGTCTTTTTTATTCAGGGCCTAATGAAACCATTGCAAATGCTTTAGGAATTATTGGAACCTTTACAGGCCAAGGTTTTGAATGGTCTGAAACGCAAGGTATTCAGGCTTTTGGACTTAGTTCTACAATTAATTATAATGGTCTTGAAAAAGTTTATCACGGCGATAAAGATGGGTATATTTATAATCATGATACAGGCACTTCTTTTTTAAGTGGAGGTACTGAACAAAACATCACAGCTATTTATGAAACAGCCGATTTAGATTTTGGAGATATTGGAACTAGAAAAACTTTAAAGTATGTTCGGACTTCTTTTTCTCCTGAAGGGGAAATAACCCCTACACTAAGACTTAGATATGATTATAAATCTACTGATATTTTACAACCTTCAGATATAACTATTACTGGCATACCGCTACCAGCAATCTTTGGAGAGGCTGTATTTGGTACTGCAACATTTGGAGGCACAAACGACCCAATGGTTAGAACCACTGTGCAAGGAAGCGGAAATACAGTTAGTTTAAGAATACGAACAGACGATAAGAATTTTCCGTATGCAGTTAATGGTTTCTATTTAGACTATATGCCATCAGGTAGGAGATAATAATGGCTCAAGACTATACAAGACAAAGTACGTTTGCTGATGGCGATACAATTACTGCCGCACTCTTTAATGATGAATATAATCAATTAGTAAATGCTTTTGCATATTCTAGTACTAGTGCGACAACAACAGGTCACAGACATGACGGAACTTCTGGTCAAGGTGGTAATATACCACAAATTGGTGATTTAGATTTTAAAAACAAAATTGTTGTAGATAGTACAAATAATCGCTGGGGCTTTTTTGTAGAAGTCTCTAGTGCCGCAGTAGAACAAATTCGTATTCAAGACGGCGCTATTGTACCTGTAACGGATAATGATATTGATTTAGGTACAGCGTCTTTAGAATTTAAAAATCTTTATATTGATGGTACGGCAACCATTGATACTCTTACGGTTGATGAAGCCGCAACAATAGGTACGACTCTTGGTGTAACAGGCGCTACGACCCTATCTAGTACCCTTGGCGTTACTGGAGCAACCACACTAAGCTCTACACTGGCTGTAACAGGCACTTCGACACTGACAGGAAATGTTACAACTACAAACGATTTAAGTGTTGGTGGTAATCTTACAGTTACTGGTAATGCGACGATATCAGGCAACCTTACGTTTGGCGATGCTGACACAGATAGCATTACACTTACAGCAGATGTTGCCTCGCACATTACTCCAGATACTGATGACACTTATGATCTTGGAAGCTCTACAAAAGAGTGGCGAAATCTTTATATTGATGGTACTGCAAACATTGATAGTCTTGTAGCAGATACAGCAGACATAAACGCAGGAACTATTGATAATACTGTTATTGGTGGTACAACAGCCGTAGCCGGTACATTTACAACAGCAAATGCTACAACTGTAGACACAACCAATATTGAAGTTACTAATATAAAAGCTAAAGATGGTACTTCAGCAGGATCTATTGCAGATACAACAGGTGTAGTTACTTTAGCAAGTTCTGTTTTAACGACTACCGATATTAATGGTGGTTCAATAGACGGAACAACAATTGGATCTACTACAGCCTCTACAGGTAACTTTTCTACATTGTCTATTGGTGGTGTTGCAATTACGTCTACAGCCGCTGAACTAAATATTCTTGATGGTGTTACGGCTACAACAGCCGAATTAAATTATACAGATGGCGTTACTTCAAATATTCAAACACAGCTAGACGCCAAACAAGCTCTTGATGCAGATCTTACAGCTATTGCTAGTCTTGCAAATACTGATGGCAACTTTATTGTTGGTAATGGCACTACATGGGTTGCTGAGTCAGGAGCAACGGCTAGAGCTAGTCTTGGAGTTACTATAGGCTCTGATGTTCTTGCATACGATTCAAATCTTCAAAGCTTTGTTACGGCCTTTACGCTTCCAACTTCTGATGGGACTTCAGGCCAAGCATTGATTACAAATGGTACAGGCACAATTGCTTTTGGAGATGTTGATGCTCTGCCAACTCAAACAGGTAACAGCGGCTACTATCTAACTACAGACGGTACTAACGCTTCTTGGGATAATTTAAAAGCTAGTCCGACCTTTACAGGCACTGTGACGATTAGTAGCACAGACGCCCTTACACTGCCCGTAGGCACAACAGCACAGCGTCCTACAGCCGCTCAAGGCATGATTCGTTATAACACAACTGATTCTCAATTTGAAGGTTATAACGGCTCTTCATGGGACGCAATTGGTGGTGGTGCTGAGTATGTGTATACACGAACATCAGCAACAGCTACTGCATCTCAAACAACATTCTCTGCGACCTATACGGTTGGTTATGTAGACGTATATTTGAATGGTGTAAAGCTTGTTGTTGGTACAGACTTCACTGCCACTAACGGAACTTCTGTTGTTTTAACTACAGGAGCTACAGCAGGCGATAATGTTGAAATACTGGCCTATGAAACCTTTGCAGTAGCTAATGCCTTAACAGCCGCTAACAATCTTTCAGATGTTAGTAGTGCTTCTACAGCACGTACAAATTTAGGTTTAGCTATTGGCACAGATGTTCAAGCTTATGATGCTCAACTTGCAGATGTAGCAGGTTTAACACCCGCTGACGGTAATTTTATTGTAGGTGACGGAACAAACTTTGTAACTGAAAGCGGTGCTACAGCTATTGCATCTCTTGGTATTACAGCAACGGCGGCAGAAATAAATTATTTAGATGTAACAACTTTAGGAACTTCAGAGGCTTCTAAGGCTGTGACAGCAGATGCAAATGCCAAGGTTAAGTTTATAGGCACTACTTCTGTTGCTGAAATGATTGAAAAAGTCACGATTGATACATCCACTACAGGAACAATTAGTTTTGATTTTTTGACTCAAGCGGTTCAATTTTTTAACACCAATCAAACTGCAAACAGGACAATTAACTTTCGTGGCGATGGATCTAATTCGCTTGACAGCATAATGGCTGTGGGAGAAAGCATGACAGCCGCAGTGTTAATGACGCAAGGAACAACAGCATATTACTTAAACGCTTATCAAATTGATGGGTCAGCAGTTACGCCAGAGTGGTCTGGGGGTTCTGCGCCATCAGCGGGTAACGCATCATCTATTGATGCTTATGTATTTACAATTATTAAAACAGCAAGCGCTACGTTTACTGTTTTAGCTAGCCAGACTCAGTACGCATAATGCCTTTGCTATCTACACTTGGTGCAGGGTCTTCTAAGGGGTTTAACCCCGGCAGAATACCGCTTGAGGTTACCGGCGGAACCATTACTACTTCTGGCTTGTACACCTATCACACTTTTTCGTCCACTTCTAACTTAGTTGTATCTGGCGGAACGCTAGAAGATATTCATTACATGATTGTTGGTGGCGGCGGAGGCGGCGGTGGTGCTTTTCCGATATACGGCTGTGGAGGAGGAGCAGGAGCAGGGGCTTATCGTTTATCAACATCGTCTGGAACATCTATTTCTGAAGGTTCTTACACTGTAACTGTAGGCGGTGGTGGTGCAGGAGGCGCTGGATCAGAAGGACAGCGTGGTGGTAATGGTGGAGATAGCACATTTAACAGCATTACCTCTAATGGTGGCGCTGGTGCTGGATCTGCTGACGGGAGTCTGGGATGGACTATGCCCGGAACCAGTAACGGTAATGCTTCTGGTTCTGGCGCTGGCGGTGCTGGCGGAACTAATAGTGGAGGTGCTGGCGGAACTTATGGAAATCAAGGCGGATCAACTGGCGGAAACGGAACATCTAATGGTCAAACTGGCTGTGGCGGTGGTGGTGGCGCTGGTTCTAATGGCGGAAACGGTAGTGGCTATTCTGGAGGAAATGGTGGAACAGGCTCGCAAGAGTCTACTTGGGCGGGAGCAACAAGCACTGGCGATTCTAACTACTACGCAGGTGGCGGCGGAGGTGGTGCTACAGGAGCGGCGGGTCAAGGTGGCTTAGGTGGCGGAGGAGACGGGTCTGTTTCTCCATCGAATAACGGGAATGGTAATGGTATTGCTGGGACTGCAAACACCGGAGGCGGTGGAGGCGGCGGTGGAGCATGGTCTGGTGGGTCAACTCACACTGGTGGAAACGGCGGATCTGGCCTTGTAATTATTAGATATTTAACGGCTCAATTGGGGTAACAATGGCGCACTTTGCACAAATAGACGAAAACAATTTTGTTGTAAATGTCCTTGTTATTCCTGATGAGCAAGAAGATAGAGGGCAAGATTACCTTGCTGTTGATTGCGGTTTAGGAGGCACATGGGTGCAAACATCCTACAACAACAATATTCGCCACCGATATGCGGTCATCGGTGGAAAGTATGACGCTAATAGGGATGTTTTTCTTTATCCTCAACCATACCCAAGCTGGACGCTAGACAGTAATTATGATTGGCAACCGCCTGTTGCACACCCAGATGATGGCAATCTTTATGTCTGGAACGAAGCTCAACAACAATGGGATACGGAGTAATAAAACATGAGTAATGCTAGAACAATTGCAGACTTAGCCGCAGTTACAGCGACTGCTACAGAACTGAATGCTTTAGATGGCATTACATCTGATGTAACAGAATTAAATCTTTTAGACGGCGTTACAGCCACAACCGCAGAATTGAATTTTGTAGACGGTGTTACGTCAAACATCCAGACACAGCTAGATTCTAAAGTTGGCTCGACCCACACAGGCGACGTAGACATCACAGGCGAACTGCTGGTTGATAGTTACAACGAGACTTTTAAGAAGGTTTCTAGTGTTAGTGCTACTACTGGTTATCAGTTAACAAGTGCCGCTTACGCATCTAAAAGTTTTAGCGTTGCATCACAGGAAACTGCACCTAGAGCTGTTGAGTTCAAAACAGACGGCACAAAGATGTATGTTGTTGGAAGCATTAGCGATACTGTTTTCCAGTACGCTCTTTCTACTGCTTGGGACGTTAGCACAGCAAGTTACGAATCCAAAAGTTTTAGCGTAGCTAGTGAGCAAACTGTTCCAGACGGAATACGATTTAAACCTGACGGTACTAAGTTTTACATTATTGGTGATACTCCTGACAGCGTACATCAGTATTCTATGTCTACTGCTTGGGATATATCTACAGCTTCTTACGACTCTGTAACCTTTAGCGTTAGCTCGCAATTAAGCCAAGCAACAGGTTTATTCTTTAAGTCAGACGGTCTTTCCCTTTATGCGGTTGGTGCTGTTAATGATACTGTCTATCAATATACATTAAGCACTGCATGGGATTTAAGTACAGCTTCTTATGCATCTAAAAGTTTTAGTGTTGCGTCACAAGCAACTTTTCCTACTGACGTTAATTTTAATAATGATGGAACAAAAATGTTTGTGCAGTGCCTAAATACAGATTTTGTTTATCAATATTCATTAAGCACTGCTTGGGATGTTTCAACTGCCTCATATGACTCTGTAAGTTTCAGCACAGGAAGTCAAGAAGTAAATCCTTACGCTTGTACTTTTGGAGACAGCGGAACAAAAATGTATGTGGTTGGAAACTCAGGGGACACCGTTTACCAATACTCAACAGCCACAACAACCTATAGCACAACCTTTGACTGCGAAAACGCTAACGTCTTTGAAACCGAACTAGACGCAAACACCACTGTAGTCTTTAGCAACCCGCCAGCGGCAGGGACAGCTACAGACAGCACAGCCTACGCAATGTCACTCAAGGTTGTCCAAGACTCTGGAGCCTCTGGTTACACTGTAACGTGGCCTACGTCTGTTGATTGGCCTAACGCTACAGCGCCCACTCTGACAGCTACAGCGTCTGCTGTGGATCAATTCGTGTTCTACACCTACGACGGTGGAACAACTTGGTACGGGTTTACAGCGGGGCAAGCACTAGGATGAGCGTAGGTCGGTTTTTACAACAGGCGGCGGCTGGTGCTGGAGACACTGGTGACGACGACTTTGCCAATGTTGTCCTGTTGCTAGACGGTGATGGTACTAGCGGTGACGCTAACAACACGTTTACTGACTCGTCTGCCAACGGCTATACCGTTACTGAGAGTGGTTCTGTAGTACAGGGTAGCTTTAGTCCGTATGGCGATAATTGGTCTAATTATTTTAATGGAAGTTCAAAATTAAAAGCATCAGGATCGTCTGACTTTGCTTTTGGAACTGGCGATTTTTCCATAGACCTTTGGATAAATTCAAATAACTTTTCTTCAACTTACGGATTGACGAACGCTCAAACTAATGATTCTAGCGCCAGTGCTGGAATGTTTAATTTAAAAATAGCAAACAGTACCACGCTTGATTTTGGCAGACATGGGGCGGCCCAGTATGTTAGCGGCGCAACATCCTTGTCGGTAGGCGTGTGGCATCACTTGCATATAAGTAGAGTATCTTCAACAGTAAGAATGTTCGTTGACGGATCATCGCTAACATTAACAAATGTAGGCGGCGGGGTAGATACCTATGATTTTAATAACGGTGGGGCAGAGTTTACGGTTGGGTCAGGTGCTTCATTTTCTAATTTTCAAGGGCATATTTCTAATTTGAGAATTATAAAAGGCACAAGCTCTGAAAACAAAACAGCTAACTTTACTCCTCCAACAGCACCATTGACGGCAGTAACTAATACGGTATTGCTTACTGCACAGTCAAATAGATTTATAGACAATAGCTCTAGCTCGCACACGTTTTCAACTAGCGGCACCCCTAAAGTAACCCCGTTCAGTCCGTTTAAAGATAGTAACGCAAGAACACTAACGACTGATGGTGGGTCTGCGTACTTTGATAACGGAGCAGGAACCCCAACAGATTATTTATCTATTAGCGATGCTACTGGATTTGATATTGGAAGTAACCAATTTACTTTTGAATGTTGGGTATATCTAGAAAGCATACACAATACTTTTGCAATGTTATTTACTGGAGAAGGAACAAATTATTATTTCGGCTACCACGAAGCAAATGGAGGAGGGTTGGCTATATATGGCGGATGGGGCGCTTATTCTGGTAATGACGGAAGATTTAAATTATACGAATGGAACTACCTTGTTTTTCAAAGAGATAATAGTGGCACATTAGCGATGTATCTAAATGGCACACAAGTTTATTCTGCTAGTCTTTCTGAGACCTTTGGGGGCACTTCTGCGACAGGTGTAAATATTGGAAAAAGCAGTTCTTATAATGATTATGGTGTAAACGGTTACATAGCAGACGCTAGATTTAGTAATGGATTTACTTTGTACGGCAGTGGCACTAATCCTTCAAGCATTACCGTTCCGACAGCACCACTTACTGCAATAAGCAACACTGATCTACTTCTAAACTTCCAAGACGCTGGCATCTACGACAGATCAGGCATCAACAACCTAGATACTGTAGGTGACGCTCAGATTGATACAGCCGTTGTCAAGTACGGTACGGGGTCAATGCAGTTTGATGGTACTGGTGATTATTTAAAAGTACCTTCAACAGATGACATAGCATTAGGTACAGGAGATTTTACTATTGAAGGTTGGTTGTATATCGGAACAAATCCGGTAGGCAACGGTCAAGGAATGTTTCAAATATCTAACGGGTATCTAAATTCTGCTGTAAGAGGCCCCGCCGCAGGACTTAATAACGGCGACGGTAAATGGGCTATCTATTATGGGACATCCCAACAAACAGCCACAGCGGCGGCCCCCTCAATAAACACTTGGTATCACGTTGCGTATGTTAGAAATTCCTCAACTACCAAGCTGTATATTGACGGAACTGAATTAATTTCTGTTAGTGATAGCACTAATTATTCAGACACCTATTTAACAATAGGCGGTTGGTACAGTACATCTTATTTACTTAATGGTTTTATAGACGACTTTCGTATCACCAAAGGCATAGCCAGATACACATCTAGCTTTACGCCACCTACTGCGGCGCTACCCAAGTTTTAAGAGGAGACAAATATGTTATTTGTTGAAGTGGCTACTGGAACGCCAAAAACAAAAGTCCAGCTAAGACAAGAAAACAAGCATATGTCTCTGCCTGAAACGTGGACTGATGCAACGCTGGAAGCCTTGGGTGTAGCAAGGGTAACTGCGGTTGCAAAGCCTGACGTTGGAGAATGGCAAGTAGCTGTCAAGGATGGCGTAGAGCAAGTAGACGGTGTATGGCAGGAGAAGTGGGTAACTCAGGAAATGTTTACCGAATACACCGAAGAAGTAACAGATGAAGACGGTGTAACAACTACAGTTACCCACACCGTACAGGATCAAAAGGACGCCAAGATAGCCGCTGACAATGCCGCCCTAGAGGCCACAGAACGAGCTACACGGGACAATCTCTTGAAGGCTACAGACCACTACGGGTTGTCTGATGTGTCCATGACAGAGGCTATGACGGCCTACAGACAGGCCCTACGTGACGTACCACAGCAAGAAGGATTTCCACAGACTATCACTTGGCCTACAAAGCCAGAGTAACCCGTGGATCCGTTGTCTCTGGTAGCGATGGCGTCTACTACGTTCAAGGGTTTACAGATACTTGTATCCAAGGGCGCAGAGATTGAACACGTAGCTCAGAAGTTAGGACACTGGTACGGACTAGTTTCTGACTTACGTGAAGCAGAGAAGGAAGCAGAGAATCCACCGTTGTTCAAGAAGATGTTCGACGGTGAATCAGTAGAAGCACAAGCGTTAAACGCTGTAATAGCAAAGAAGAAGATAGAGGAACAAGAAAAGCAGATCAGAGAGTTAATCATGTACTCTTACGGTCAGGACACGTACAACGAAATGATCCAGATGCGTCGTGACATAAGAGCCAAACGTGAACAAATGATCTACAAGCAACGAAGAAAGCAAAGACGTATGCTAGATGTATCAGCAATTATCTTGGGCCTAACGGTCACCGCTGGGATTATCTGGACAACCATAAGTGTTATACAAGGGGTTAGTAATGGATGAGTCCTCAAAGCAAATTATTGACGCCATGAGCGTCGGAACAATGTTAGGCACTATCAGTGCAATTCTACCGCCTATATCTGCTATGTTTACTATTGTATGGGTAGGCATCAGGATATGGGAAACCGATACAGTTCAAGGCTGGTTTCAAAAGAAACGCAAGCGTGACGATAAAGGTCGGTTTGTAAAGGAAGACTAAGGTATGTGGACTGCACTGATCGGACCTATCGCTGGACTCGCTAAGACTTGGATTAACAACAGGCACGAGCAGTCACAAGCCAAACACGTAGCTAAACTGGAAGTCATCAAGAACACAGCTACGTGGGAACAAGAGATGGCGGCGGCTAGTGCAACCTCGTGGAAAGACGAGTGGTTTACTGTGGTACTGTCGTTGCCTCTGTTAGCCGTATGTTACGGAGTCGCTATGGATGACTTGAGTATTATGCAGAGAGTAGGAATGGCTTTTGTTGAGCTAGATAAACTACCTGATTACTACCAGTACTTGCTCTATGTAGCAGTCACGGCAAGTTTTGGCATACGAGGTGCTGACAAGCTGATGCAACTGAAGGGCGGTAAGTAACCTATGGCTACACAGTGTGGACCGGGACGAGTACTTGTTGTACACCAAGGTGAAATGGGTGGAGGCTCCTGTGAAAAACTGCCTTCTAAGTACGATCAGTACATAGAGTACATCCAAGGTCAAGCTACTCTAAATATGCAAGATGTTGGTGAGTACGACCAAGCACAACTCTATACTGTCCTCTACGGACCGCTAGGAGAAAACGAGTACTACGAGTTTACGGATTTAAACAACGACGGCAAAAGAGAGGTTTACAAGGCAACAACAGACGCCGAAGGTAATCAGCAGATTATCACGGTATACGGACGTGACGATGAGTTTCAAACGACAGAAACTAGTTACGACGATTGGTTGGAACAGAACCAACCAGAAGATGAAGAGTTAAGAGCAAAAACTGATAAATATGCTAATGACTTAAACGACGCACTAGGCGGTGTTGTTGATGTACAAAAAGTTTCTGATTCTTTGTATAATCAATTTGGTCCCGGTAGTCCAATGCCAGAACCGACTGAATCTGGACCAACCCTTGAAGTTGAGGTTTTTGATTGTTTGAGTAACGGAGGTACATGGGACGAGTGTACTACTTTAGGAATAATTTTAAAAATACCGGGAATCCCTAATATACCAATTTTAGGTACTATTTTTAAAGATGTTACCCTCAAAGAAATAAAAGACCTTATTGTAGACACAGGCACTACGATCAAAGACGTTGTTACTGGGGAATGTGCTCCAGAAAAAGAGATAGAAGACCCTGATACTGGAGAGATGCGATGTCCTACTCTAGTAGATATTGTTTTAAACAAGATCGGAGAAAAAGCAGACGAATTAAAAACCATATTCGATCAAAACTGTAATACGTTTACAGGTGAAGGATGTGGGATTACGGTAGAAGATATACTAAAAACTGTAGGTGGTTACGTCGGTGATGCTGTTTTTGGCGCTGTTTTAACATCGGCAGAGGACGCTGTTAGAGATAAAATAGGGCTTCCTATAATACCAGAAGGAACAGATACTACGTGTACCGGCAGTCTAGTTTATGATCCAGATGCTAATAACGGGCTAGGCGGTTGTGTAGAAAGCGGTACTACAACAGGTTTTGGAATATGTGAAGACTTAGATGAGTTTGGGAATGAAGTTGTAAAATTAGACGCTGATGGCAGTAACTGTCCCGGTTTAGCTTCTGAATGGAACCCCGGAGATCCTTGTACTACTGGGTTAAACCCAGATATTCAAAATGACGGGAAGTTAAATGAGTTAGGAAAGTGCATTCCAAATCCTATAGATGAAACCACAGACGGCGACGGTGGCGATGATACTGCTGTAACACCAGAAGAACAAGATTGTGAAAATCAAGGTAAAGTTTATAGCCCAGATGAAAAAAAATGTGTTAACAGGAAAAACAAATGTCCTGATCCATTAAGAGAAGTAGATTATTTAACTGGAGAATGTAAAGACGAATGTACCGACGGTAGTTTAGCTAATAAACACGTAGATGGAAAATGCTGGCAACCCCTCAAAACTGACGTTGACGACACAGGAGAGTGTCCTGAAGGAACAGTTGCGTGTCCTGAAGGTACTTTTAACATCAACGACGGAAGTAGCTGTTCTAGCAATCCTGAAGTAGAATGTAAAAAAAGAGGAGACGATACACCTAAGCCACCGCCTGTTGATGGATACGATTGTAAAGGAAATCCTCAAACCTTTGAAGAAGAAAAAGCGTGTATAGAACAAGGGTGGGCAGAGTGCGGAAGCAGTACGCAAAATCCGGGAAGATGGTATCGTTCTTCTGTTGGTGAAGCAAAAGCGTGTGGAACAACAGTTACTCCTCCGGTGCAGTGTAACGACCCTAATGCTGTAAACAACGGAGAAGATGGGCCTTGTGAGTGTAAACCCGGATACTCAAAAGACACAGAAGGAATGTGTGTTCAAACTGGAGAAGTTTGTGACAACGGCGCTACAGTAGAAAGTGGATGTGATACGTGTCCTGACGGTAGCAGTGTTCTTGAACATGAAAACGGGGAGTGTCCAACAGTTAAACCTCCTCCAGAAGAATGCGACAACGGTGCTACTGACTTCCCTGCTTGCACAACGTGTCCTGAAGGGCAGTCTATGGATGAGGACGGAAACTGTAAAAGTACGTGTACCGACTGTAGTTGTGCTGAGTATGCGGCGGCTAATCCAGATGAGTGTGTTACTGACGGCGATGGCGGCGGCGAAGAAGGTGGCGGCGGTGGCGGCGGTGGCGGTGGCGGTGGGGGAATGCTCCGACCACAGGCAAGCGCTCCTCCGTCACTAGGTGACCCACAGCTTTTGGCTAGAACGGAGTTCCCAATCGTAGATTACTTGTCTGAGTCTCTGGCACAACAAACTAAAGGCGAGTTAATGCAAGGTATGCTAACAGGAAACATAGTATGACGTATTTAAACCTAGTAAACA